ATCGGGGCGAGGAGGATGTTCCGGTTGCCGGATGTCGCCGTCGGCACCGGATCGGCCGCGCTCCGGGGCACGTTGTTCGTGTTGTTCGGGACGACGATCGGGGTGACGACCGCGTGGTGCGTCCCGCCGGCCGACACCGTCGAGAGCGGCTGGCCGACTCCGTGCGTCGAGGTGTGCGCCGGGGACGTGCCCCGCAGCGGAACGACGAACGGCTCTTTCGCGTCGAGGACGAACTTCTTGATCCCCCGCGCGATCCGCCGCAGCGTCGCCTCGGCGAGCGGACGCTTGGGCACGCCGTCGGCGCCGGTCTCGCGCGCCCACGCACGCGCCTCGTCCTTGGTCGCGAAGATCGAGAGGCCCAAGTTCGACCAGTCGATGATCTCGGCGGCGGCGCGGTATGGCTTCAGCCCCGGGCCGTGCGTCGGCGTCGGCCACCGGATCGGCTGCCCGTCGCGGCGGGCGACCAGGAAGAACCGCTTCCGGCTCGTGTACCCGCCGAACCGATGCGACTCGAGCTCGCGCCACTCGACTGCGTACCCGAGGTTGGTCAGCCGCTTGAGCCATCGGCGGAACGACTCGCCGCGCCGGGCGGGGTCGGGCCGATTGTCCGGACCGAGCGGACCCCAGTTCAGGAACTCAACGACGTTCTCCATCGTCACGAGGTCCGGCCGCATCCTCTCGACCCAGTACAGGACGACGCCCGCGAGGCCGCGACGACGACGCGCCTTGTGCGGGTCGCGGAACGGCTTCCCGCCGCGCGCCCGGCTGAAGTAGGTGCAGTCCGGCGAGGCGTGCAGGTGGCTCACCTTGCGGCGGCGCACCGCGCGCGTCGGGTCGACGGCGAACACGTCGGCGAGGTGGTGGTACGTCTCCGGGTGGTTCTGCGTGTGCAGCGCGATCGCGTCCGGGTCGTGGTTCACGGCCACGTCGACCGGCCGCCCATGCGCCGCCTGCAGCGCACCTGACGCCCCGCCGCCGCCCGCGAACAAGTCGACGATCGCGCCGGTGAAGAGGTCACGCATCCGCCGCCTCCAACCGATCCGCCTTCACGCCGACCGCGACGAGCACCTCGACCGGGCGCCGGCAGTGCTCGCACCGCCCGGCAACGATCCGGTGCTTCGCGGCCGGCGCGGTCCCGACGCCGGCTTCGGTCAGGTTCGACCGGCACTTCGGGCACGCGCTGCACGCGAACATCGTTGAGGGACGCCGCGCACGGCGGGCCGCGAGCACGCAGTCCCGGCCGCAGTACCGGGGCAGATGGCCGGGAGCCCGGCGGATGCACACGAACTCGACGCCGCACGTCTGGCGCGCGATCACCGGCCGCGTCGGGATCAGCAACACGCGCGCGACCCGCCGAGCGGTGTTCCGGCGGAGGCGCACCTCGGGCCGCGCGAGGTAGTTGCGCTGGTAGATGGCGTCGCAGAGCTTCTTGAACTCGCGCTTCTCGCGCTGGTGCCGCCAGTCGGCCATCCGCGCCGACTTGCCGACGAGGAACCCCGCCCGCTCGCTGTAATCGAGGTCGATCACAGCCGCGCCACGAGCGCCCGGCAGTACTCGACCGGCAGGATCACGCCCGGCCCCTCCGCGCCCTCGCGCAGGTACCGGATCGCGTCGGCGGCGAGCGACGGGCGGACGGGCTCGGTGGCCGTCTCGGCGACCGGCTCGGCCTTCCGGCGCTTCGTCGGCCGCTCGTCGGGCACCTGCGAGGCGAGCGCGACCGTCCGGCCGTTGCGCTCGGTCGGTCCGGCGCCGATCGCGGCGAGGTCCGAGAGCAGCGGCGAGAGCGACTCGTAGCCGAGCGCCTCGCGCAGGTCCGACCGGGTCGCCGGTCCGTGCACCTCCAGGTGCGCGCGCAGGCGGATCCGCCGCGCCTCGATGTTGTCCTTCGTGTCCCTCGGCATTCCGGTCTCCGTCCGCGGCTCCGGCCGCTTGAACAGGTCCTCGCGGACCGTGGTGATCACCGCGTCGCCCCGGAACGCGTCCGCGCGCGTCGAGGCGTTCTTCACGTCCGCCACCGGCGTCACGTCCACGTCCGGCACGCTGCCGTCCCAGAGGCGGGCGTTGCGCGGCTTCTCGCGTTCGAGCTCGATCAGGGGCCGGATCACGACGCGGCCTCGCGGTCGTCCTCGGCGTCGCGCGACGTCAACGCCGCCGGGTCGAGCGCCGTACACGCCGCGCACCACGGGCACATGGGCTCGCCGCCGACGAGCAGCAACGTCGCGGGGACGTGGCACGTACAGCGACTCGCGGGCTCGTGCGCGCCGTCCGGGCCGTTCAACATGTCGGACATCGTCGACTCCGTCCCACGTGGGGCATCGGGTAGGCGTGGGACTCTAAAGGAAAGCCGCACGACTGTCAAACATCATCCGCGCACGCCCTCGGGGTGGCACTTCTTCCACTTCAGGCCCGAGCCGCACGGGCACGGCTCGTTCCGCTCCGAGCCCGACGGGCGCCGGAGCGTCCCCTTCGCCGCCGCCTCCTCGCCGACCATGAGCTCCACGCCCGGCGGCAGGGCGATGTCGTAGCCCTGACCGCACCCCGGGCACTTCGCGTGGTAGCTGTGGCGGAAGGTGTGGTCCTCGAGCTTCGCGAGCCCGGATGCCTGCATGTCCTCGGCGCGAATGACCGCAGTGCAGCGACGGCAGGCGAACGTCGGCTCGAGGCGGCGGACACGGGACTTCTCGGCGATGGCGACGGCGGAGGCGAGTTCGCTCATGGATTCCTGATCCTTTCGAGGGCGTGTGCGACCGCCTTTCGCCGGGCTCCGGCGAGGGATCGGTCTTGGCCGCGGGCCTTCCGGCGCCGGCCGACGTGGACTTCCCAGACGAACGAGCCCGCATGCGCGTACGCGACCGCGCGGATGGATCGAAGACGGCTCGCCTCGCGGGCGACGACGACGGTCCAGAGGCGTCCCGTCCACACCATCGCCGCGACAAGCGCCTCGACCGCGCCCGAGTCCGGCCCCGGCGCCGGTCCTACGGACGCCTTGCCGGAGGCGCCCGACCCCGCCTCGGCACCATTGCCGGACGGGACGACGTCGGGGCCGGACTCGGGCGCGGGCGGGTTCACGTCGTGCCTCCGGCGATCACCTGGAACGGGGGCGCGTGCTGGCCGGCGCGCACGAGCGGTAGGCGCAGGAGCTCGGGCGTCGGCACATACACGCGGACGCGGTGCCCGCCGATGCGCTCCCGGGCGCCGCGCGTGAAGCCCATGCCGGCGAGCACCGACGCGATCTCGCGCTCGGTCGCGGGCGTCAAGTCGCCGGGGCTCTTCCCGAGGGCCTGTTCGGCGACCGTCGACACCCACACCGTGCCGGGGCGCTTCTCGGGCGCGATCGCACGCCACCACGCGGCGACGCGGTCGGCCACGGCGCTCGTGCGGACGCGCGAGGCGGTGACCTGCCGGAGCGTCAGCTCGTCCTCGACCTCGAAGAACCACTTCGTCCCGGCGCGGTAGAGCGCGACGGCCTCGGCCCAGAGCTGGTCCCGGTCGCGCTCGAGGGCGGCGATGTCGATGCGCTCTCCGACGCGCACCGGCCACCACCGGCGGATGCCCTTATTGCTCGTGAGCCAGTCGTCGTCCTCGGTCGTGCCGACGAAGACGCACCGACGCGCCTTGTTCGCGATGGTCGCGGCGTAGGGCGGGCGGTAGACGTCCTCCCGGGTCGTCAGGAAGGCGTTCATCGACTCGCGCGAGCGGCCGTTCATGATCGAGGCGAGTTCGGCGAGCTCGATGATCCACGAGCGCGCCGCGACCATCTTCGTGTCCTTGTCGGCGAGGTCCACGGACGCGACGGTGTAGAACGGCCCGCCGAGCGCCGCGAAGAAGCTCGACTTTCGCCGGCCCATTTCACCCTCGAACACGAGCACCGTGTCGACCTGGCACCCGGGCTCGAGCACGCGGGCGACGCAGGACACGATCCACTTCGTGCCGATCTCGACGAGAAGCCGCTCGGCCTCGCCCGGGGGCAGGTCGAGGTCGGAGTCGAGCGAGCCGTGCACGTAGTCGAGGAGCAGGCGGTCGGTGCGGAACACGCCGTCCCACGTGAGGCCGTTCAGGTAGTCGAGGAGCGGGTCGAAGGCGTTCCCGCGAGCGACGAGCAGCAGCGTCGCCTTCACGTCCGCGACGGCGAAGCGCACGTCGAAGTGCTCGGCCATCCAGTTCGCCACGGCCTGCGGCAGGACCTCAAGGTCACGTTCCGGCGCGGGGAGCGGCCCACCCACGACTTCGATCGAGCTCGTGAGTGCGTTCCAGCGGATCACGCCGCGCCAGTCCGGCACGTGGTCGAGCAGGAGCCGCAGGTTCAGCGGGTCCGGCGAGAGCGCCGGAAGCCGACCCTCCTTCGCCGGGACGAGCTTCAGCTTCGTCTTCCAGTGCTCGTCGTCCTCGTCGTTCGCCTTCGGGCTCGGGTCGGCCGCCGAGGCGGCGTCGTAGGCCTCACGGTGGGCCTGCGGCATGAGCTCGCGCGGCACGACCGAGAGTAGGTGGTGGCGGACGGCGAGGTCCTGGGCGACGCGCTGTCGGTCGCTCTCGTCTCGCCTGCGAGTCGCGCGGGCGAAACAGTCCTCGGCTTCGGCCCGCCAGTGCGCCTCGCCCTCGGGGTGCGCCATGCCGACGACGGAGCGGCGAACGAGTTCGTAGGCCACCGGCGGCGGCGTGCCGGCCGGCAGTGACACGGCCAGGATCGACATGACTGCGTTCAGCGTCCGGTCCCGCTCGCCGGCAGGGGCGAGGGGCTCACCGTCGAGCACGCGCCCGAGCCACGCCGCACGCGCGTCCTTCGCGCGGGTGTATTTCGTGCGCTGGGCCTTCACGGCCGCTTCGAGCGCCTGCAGGTCGTAGGCGGCGGGGTCGACCGGCGGCGCGGGCGGCGTCGTTTCGCTGAAATTGTCGCTGGATTCCGGCGACGCCTGCACCTCGACGAGCGGTACGCGAGGCGCCTGCACGGCGTCCACGTCGAGCGCCTCGCCGGGCATGTCGTAGGCGAGGAACTGGCCGAGACGCCGCTCCGGGATGCGGGGCGTGTAGTAGAGGCGCGCGGGGTCCTTGCACGCTTCGTCGAGCGGCACGGCGCCGAGTCCCAGGAACGCCCGCGCGGCTTGCCAGAACGACGGCCAGTCCGCTCCCGGCACCGGGCGTGACAGGGCGATTACGACGCGCAGCGCCGCCGCGTCGGGCCTCGACGGGGGGCGATGGGAGTGGGTCGAGTGCGCGACGTAGGCCCGGCCCTCAAGTGCCGCGAACACCGTGCGGATCTGCGCGGCCGTGAGACCGTCGAGGTCGAGGACGAGCGCCGAGACGTGCTCGACGTTCTCGTTTCTGCGGCTCGTGCCGGCGCGCAGGGCGCCCGGCGACCACGAGAAGCCGTCCTTCTCGGGGCACTCGCCGCCCGCGGCCTTGTCGCAGTCGCACGGCGTCGGCACGGGGGTCGTGAGCAGCTCGGCGAGCTCACGCCACGTGGTCGTCCTCCGCTGGCCCGCAGGCTTCTTCTTGGAGGCGTAGAAGGTGACGTCGAGCGACGCCGTGTCCAGGATCATCCGTCCCTCGAGAGGTAGCGGCTGGCGGGGTGTGGTCAGCGGTCCGTCGGCTGGTAGACGGTGGTGCGCTGGGCTGTGTCGTACACCGGCCGCAGGCGCGCGGGGAAGGAATCGCTGTCCTGCGCGAGGGCGGTGAGGACGTCGTCCGCGATCGGGGCCGCGTCGACGTGCGGCGGCAGGAGCGTCCGCACGAGCTCGGTCGCGCGCTCACGCGTCACGTGGCCGGCCGTCTTGGCTTCGGCGAGGAGCACGCCGGCGAGGGAACGGGGCGAAAGAACCGCCGCCCGTGCCGCCGCCGCCACGATCGCGGTCGGGGTGATGGGCGTCGAGCCGTCCGTGCGCGCCTCGCGCAGGGTCTCGAGCCGCAGGAGGGAGCGAAGCGCGGGCGGGGTGTAGATGGAGACGGTGGCCATGCCCCGGACGTCTAGCATGCCAAGCGCACGCGCGCAAGCGTGGCCTTTGTGCCACGGCACGGGGCGTGGCTGGACCGGATTGGACCGCAGTGGACCGGTGGTGGTCCAGTGGTGGTCCACGCGAAATCCTGAGTGTTTCCGCACGGTTACGGCACGGTCGGACCGATGGACGGACTGGACCACCCCCTTCTATAACCCCTTAGAGAGTCGTCTCTAATATATACATGTATGTAATACACGCAAGGCATATTACAACGATAGGAAGCGTATATTACATACCAAGCCATATTAGTGACGGTGCATAGTAAGGTGTTAGGAACGCCGTTTTTCGGTCCCGGCGGTCCACGGTGTGCCAACCCCGCGAAACGACTCAGGAAATAAGTGGACCACCACGTGGACCGCCACTTTTTGCCCCGCGTCCACGGTCCACGGACTGCGGCATCGGTGCCACGGCAATCGGCTCGCGCTCGGGCACCCGTGCCGGTGGCCGGCGCGTGCCCTGTTGCCGTCGGTGTCCCTGACGTTTTAGAGTCGTCGCCTGCGGGTTTGAAGGTCGTTCTCTTGACGCTGTCACAAGCCAACGCGCGTCTACCGTCGACCACCTCGCGCGAGGCGCCACGTGCCCCACGCCAAGACGATCAAGATCCACCGGGTGACCGACGCGAGCCGCGCGAGGGTCGAGACGGCCATCGCTTGCGGCCTCACCCAGCCCGAGACCGCGCGGCTCATCGGCGTGAGCCTGAGCACCCTGCTCGAGAAGTACCCGGACGAACTCACCCTCGGTGCGCAGAAGGCCAACATGGTCGTCGCGCAGCAGCTCTATCGGGTCGCTTCGGGCCGGAACAAGAAGGCTGACGTCCGCACCCAGGTACAGGCCGGCATCGCGTGGCTGAAGATGCGCGGCGGGGCCGCGTGGCAGGAGGGGCCGTCCGTGGTCGTGAACGCGGGCCCGAGCGCGAACGTCGACGTGAAAGCCGTCCTCGTGAACCTGCAACACCTGCCCGACGACGAGCTCCGAGGCCTCGCGGACGCCCTCGCGAAGGTGCTCCCCGCCCCGGACGACAAGCCGTGACCGCCCCGGCCCTCGCCGCCTCCCTGTCGAGCCTGTCGCCCGCGGCCTTGCGTGCGATCGCGGAGGCGGCGCGTGCCGAGCGTGCGCGCCGGAGCCTGCACGAGTTCGTGCGGCAGGGCTGGGGCCTCGTCGAGCCCGCCGCGCCGTTCGTCGACGGCTGGCACGTCGGCGCCATCTGCGCGCACCTCGAGGCCGTCACGCGCGGCGAGATCAACCGCCTGCTCGTGAACGTGCCGCCCGGCCACGCCAAGTCCTTGATCGTGTCCGTCCTGTGGCCCGCCTGGATCTGGACCCAGCAGCCCTCGTTCCGCGGCATGTTCGCGTCGTACGCCCTCGACCTCGCCGTGCGCGACTCGGTGCGGTGCCGCGACCTCGTGGAGAGCGACTGGTACGTGAAGCACTTCACGACGCACACGGACTCGCGCGGCGCTTCGTACACGTGGAGGCTCAAGGACGACTCCAACGCGAAGGACATGTTTGCGAACACGGCGTCGGGCTTCCGCCTCGCGCTCGGCGTCGGCGGCGCATCCACTGGCTTCCGTGCGGACTTGGTTTCCGTGGATGATCCGCTGAACGTGAAAAAGGCGGCGAGCGACGTCGAGCGTGAGAGCGCGATCGTGTGGTGGGACCGCGCGATGTCGTCTCGCTTCAACGACATGACCCGACAGCGGCGCGTGATCATCATGCAGCGCCTGCACCAGAAGGACCTCGCCGGCCACGTCGAGGCGCAGGGCGGGTACGAGATCCTCCGGCTCCCGAGCGAGTTCGAGCCCTCGCGCCGGTGCGTGACGTACGTGCGCCTGCCGAACGAGGCGGGCGAGCTCGTGCGCGTGGAGCTGTTCCGCGACCCGCGCACCGAGGCCGGCGAGCTGCTGTTCCCCACGAAATTCCCGGCGGAAGTGATCGAGCAGGCGAAGAAGGACCTCGGATCGGACTACGCCGCGCAGCACCAGCAGCGCCCCGTCGACGCGGCCGGCGGGATCTTCAAGCGGTCGCATTGGCGGTTCTGGAAGCCCGACGGCGTCGGTGCCGACGAGCAGGCCCCGCGCCCGGACGGCTGCTACACGGGCCCCGCGCGTCCGCTGCCGGCCACGTTCGACCGCACCGTCCTGAGCCTCGACGCGAACTTCAAGGGCGTGCAGGCGAAGGGCAACGACCCCGTCGTGTTCGTCGTGATCGGGTGCAAGGGCGCCGACCGCTTCGTGCTCGACCGCGTGCGGCTGTTCGTGGGCTTCAACGAGACGCTCGCCCACTTCCGCATCCTCGTGAAGAAGTGGCCGCGGGCACTCAGGCGCCTCGTCGAGGACAAGGCGAACGGCTCCGCGATCATCGAGACCCTGCGCGACGAGATCGGCGGGATCATCCCGGTCGAGCCCGAGGGCGGGAAGGAGGCCCGCGCGCACGCGGTCGAGCCGCAGGTGGCCGGCGGGAACGTCTACCTGCCGGACGGCGCCCCGTGGCTCGAGGAGTGGGTGGACGAGTTCGCAGTGTTCCCGCGCGGCGAGCACGACGACCAGGTCGACGCCCTGACGCAGGCCCTCGTGCACCTGATCGAGCCCGACGGGGTCCAGCGCCTGCGCGCCCTCGCCTCCCGGTGATAGGGTCCGTGGACCATGAGCGATCCGAAGAAGCGCCTTGACGGCTTCCAGAACGTCCTGACCGGCCTGAACACCCTGCGCGACAAGCGCCGCGGAGTCACGACCGAGCGCGCGACCATGCTCCCCGGCGACGCCGAGGAGGCGTGGGTCTCGGACTGGCTGCTGCAGCGCATCGTCGAGGTCCCGGTCGACGACATGCTCCGCTCCGGCCTGTCTGTGAAGATCGCGGCCCTCGACGGCGACAGCACCGAGCCGGAGCAGTCGAGCGACCCGGAGCCCGAGCCGCTCGTGCCTCGCACGGACGCGGACGCCCCTCCGGTGCCGATGCTCGCCCCGGCCCCGAAGCCGAAGCCCGGCGTCATCGAAGTGGACGACGCTCCGCACGTCGTCGCCGAGCAGATGAACGCGGCGCTCGACGACTTGGGCCTCGTCATGGCCCTCGCCGAGGCGAAGAAGCTCGAGCGCGGCACCGGCGGGTCGCTGATCCTGATCGGTGCGTTCGACGGCGCGGCGTCGCTTGAGGAGCCGCTCGACGAGGAGTCGATCGAGAGTGTCTCGTTCCTGACCGCGTTCTCGGCGTTCGAGGCGCGACCCGTCGCCTACTACAGCGACCCGAAGGCCCGCGCGTACGGCCGGCCGCGCGTGTTCCAGGTGAACGCGCAGATCATGCCCACCATGTACGCGGGCACGTTGCCGATGGCGGCGAACGTGCCGGTGGTGAACCCGATCCTGTACGTGCACGAGTCGCGGGTCGTGTGGTTCCCCGGCATCCAGTCGACCCGCCGGGAGCGCATGCGGCGCGGCGGCTGGGGGCAGTCGATCGTGGAGCGCGTGTACGAGCCCGCCGCCGACTTCCGCATGGGCAACCAGTCCGCCGCCGCGCTCCTGCAGGACTTCGCGCAGGCGGTCATCAAGATCAAGGGGCTTGCCGAGCTGTTCCAGTCGAACGACGAAGCGACGTTCCGCGCGCGCCTCGAAGGCATCGACCTTGGCCGGAGCGTCCTCCGCGCGATGGTGATCGACGCCGAGGAGGAGTTCGAGCGAAAGCCGACCCCGATGACGGGTCTTCCCGAGACGCTCGACCGCCTTGCGAACCAGCTCTCGGCGGCGTGCGAGATCCCGGTGACGCGCCTCCTCGGTCAGGCCCCGGCGGGCCTCAACGCGACCGGCGACGCGGATATCCGGGCCTACTACGACATGCTCGCCGCCGTGCGTGCGAGCAGCGTGCTCCGGCAGGCCGAACGCATCGTGCGGCTCGTGTTCCGGTCGAAGGCCGGGCCGACGAACGGCGTTGAGCCCGCGTCGTGGTCGATCCAGTTCCCGCCCCTGTGGCAGCAGACCGCCGCCGAGCGCGCCGCCGAGCGCAAGACGATCGCGGAGACGGACCAGATCTACATCAACGCCGGTGTCCTCACGCCCGAAGAGGTCGCCGCCTCGCGCTTCGCGGGCGACGAGTGGAACCCGGAGACCACCCTCGACCTCGAGGGCCGTCGCCTGCAACACGAGGCCGACGAGGAAGCCGTCGCGAACCGTCCGGCACCGCCCACCCCGCCCGGCGCCGCGCCCGCCCCCGAGAACGCGCCGGAGTAGCCCGTGCCCGTCCTGCCCGATGTCTCGCGCCGCCGCGCGCACGCCCTCGCCCTCGTGCGGGTGCTGCGCGCGCACGCCGTGAAGAAGCCGCGCACGCGCCGGATGCCGCGGCAGGTCCCGCCGCTCGCCTTGGAGCGCGCGTACGGCACCGAGATCGGGCGCTACGTCGACCTCGTGCGCGCGATCATCGAGCGTGAGCTCCTGCCCGAGCTGCCCTCGATCCTCGACGAGGCCCGGCGCACGCGCGAGGACGCCGCGCGGGCGGACGCGGCCGGCACGCGCATCCGGGACATCTTCCGGCGCATCGCGAACGCCGCCTTCGACCTGCTCTCGCCGTTCGGCCTCGACCGGCTCGCCGAGGCGTTCGCCGACCGCACCCAGGCGTGGAACCGCAAGGAGCTGAAGCGGCAGGCCGAGGCCACGATCGGCGTCGACGTGTTCGCCAACGAGCCCGACCTCGCCGCGCTCACCGCCGACTTCGTTGCCGAGAACGTCGCGCTCATCCGCACCGTGCCGACGCGGTACCTCGAACAGACCGAGGGCATCGTCCTTCGAGGCGTCACGAGCGGAGCGCTCGCGCGCGACATCGGCCAGCAGCTGCAGGACGCGACCGACGTGGCGAAGCGCCGGGCGCAGCTCATCGCGCGGGATCAGGTCGGCAAGTTCTACGGGCAAGTCAACAAGGCCCGGCAGGCGAAGGTCGGCGTCGAGACGTACACGTGGCGCACCGTGCACGACAACCGCGTGCGGCCCGAGCACGAAGAGCGCGACGGCAACGAATACGCATGGACACAGGCGGCCGCCGAACGCCTCGGCGTGGAGTACCTGCCGCCCGAGGAACAGCCCGGCCAGCCGATCAACTGCTTCCCCGGCGACACGCCTGTGTGGTCACCGAGCCCTGTACGTGTAGCGTACCGGCGCTGGTTCGACGGCGAACTGACCGTGCTTGTTACGGACGCGGGTGAAGTTCTCCACGCCACACCAAACCACCCGGTACGGACGCCCGAAGGCTGGGTCGCCGCGCATCTTGTCGAGGTCGGCGAGCACGTACTCAAGGCACCCGGCCAACGCCGAGACCTTGCTGTACGTGACCCAGAATGTGCGGATCCCACGATCGAAGAGATCCATCGTGCGGCGTGCGCGCTCGGTGTCGTTCATCGGGTTCATGGTGCCGCAGCGGGGTTCCACGGCGACGGATCCGACCAGCAGGTCGATGTTGTAGATGTGGACTGGAGCTTGGGCGTCGAACTCGATCCCGGCTTCGCGAAGCGCGTTTGCGACAAGACGCTCGCCGGGACCGACCAGACGGGATCGGACTTGGGCGCGGCGTACCTTGCACTCCTCGGTGTCCGACTGGCCTCGGCGCGCGGCGTGGGCGGCCTCGGTGAGTTGCTTGCGCTCCTCGGCGCTGGCGTTCGTCATGCGGACGGTCATCGCTTCGCTGCGGTTGCGCGGCTTGACGCCGTCGCTGACCAACTGGTTTCGGACGGTCGCGCGGCTGACGCCGAAGTGCTGCGCCATCTTCTTCACGCTCCACCCGTCGGCGTGGAGCTTCGCAACCATGTCGCGCGGGTACTCGCGGGCATTGTGCGCGGGGCGCTTGTGGCGGGGGATCACGAACCCGCGTTCACGCAGGAGGACGCTGACGCGATCCGGGGTCCGGCCGATGGCGGCGGCAGCCTCCTTCAGCGTGAGGCCGGAGATCATGAGTTCGCGCGCGTGATCGAGAAGCGAGTCGTCCGTTGGGCGGGACATGTGTTCAACCTCGGCACCGGGTTCGGTTGGTATGTAGCGCGGAACCTGATTGTGCACAACTGCCGGTGCTCTGCGGAGCCGAACGTCGACCGCCTCCTTGAGAGCCTTTGACGTTTGATTGTGTAGCCCTGCGGCGTGTCTGTAGAGTCCCCCGCCGATGCGCTACCTCGGCTCCATCGTCGTCCCGAACGGCACGTCGAAGGACAACTCGACGACCGCGACCCCGTTCGCGCTCCCGAAGACGGCGTGCGCGCTCGTGTTCGTGCCGTCGGCGACCGGCCTGCTCCTGCGCTACGGCAGGGCGGCGGACGTCACGAGCGACGACATCGGCCTCGGCACCGGGCCGCTTTCGGCCCCCTGGGCGGGGCGCGACTCCGGGCTCGTGGGCCTGAAGAATCCGACGGGCGGCTCGATCACGTGCAAGGTGTACGCGACCGACTACCCCGGCATCCCGACCCTCGTCTGACGATTCCCGGCCCGGCACGGGCAGGAGTGACACCACATGGCCACCGGCGCTCGCCAGCTGCTCTCCCGCGTGTTCGGCCGCCTCACGCCGTTCACGCCCGGCGGGGACGTCGTCCTGAACGAGGACGGCACGTTCACCGTCACGAACGCGGCCCTCGTCAAGAGCGGCGCGGCGGTCGCCAAGACCATCTCCTCGGGTGCGTTCGCACTCACGACCGGCAAGGGCTTCTACGTCGTCGACGGCGAGGGCGCGGCGGCGGACAACCTCGACGCCATGACCGGCGCGGTCGAAGGCACCGAGATCACGCTCCGCCCGGCGAACGCCTCCCGCGCGATCACCCTTCGGGACGTGAGCGTGTCGAGCGCGAGCGCCGACGGGATCTACACCCCCGCGCAGAAGTCCGTGGTGCTCACCCAGACCAACGACTTCGCGAAGCTCAAGCGGGGCGCGACGCACTGGACGCTGACCTCGTACAAGACGCAGGCGGCGGACCTCGGCAGTGCGCGCCTGAAGTTCTTCAAGTCGACCGAGCAGACCGGCACCGGCTCAAGCCAGAACATCGCGCACGGCCTCGGCGTCACGCCGGTGCTCACGTGGTACTCGGTCACCGACGCCGGCAGCACCTACGTGCTCGCCGAGGGCACGCACGACAGCACGAACCTGAAGGTCACGGTCACGAGCGGGAAGAAGTTCATCGCGTACGCGATCGCGCCCTAAGCGGGCGGCACGACAGCGCGGGAAACGGAGCGGACGGTGGCGCAGCGGTACGACGTCGGGGAGCTCAAGAAGCCGGTCCGCATGGACAACGGCTGGCTCCGCGTCGACGGCCTGCTCACGCGCTCCGGCGTGTTCCCCTACCGCAACGCCGACGGCTCGACTCGCCTCGAATACCGGCCCCCGGACGAGGTGTTCCGCGCGGACAGCCTGGAGTCGTTCGCCCTCGTGCCGTTCACGAACGACCATCCGCCCGAGGTCTTGAACGCGAAGAACACGAAGACCTACGCGGTCGGATCGATCGGCGAGAACGTGCGACGCGACGGTGACCACGTCCGCGCGCAGATCCTCGTGACCGACGCGGCGACAGCCGAGCAGATGATGGGCGGCAAGGTCGCGCTCTCGTGCGGCTACAGCTGCGACGTCGACATGACCCCCGGCGAGGTGGGCGGCGTGCGCTACGACGCCGTCCAGAAGAACATCCGCGGCAACCACGTCGCCCTCGTCGACATCGCCCGTGCCGGTCCCGCCGCGAAGGTGCGGATGGACGCCGGCGATGCCGTGCAGGTCCCGAACGAAACCCCCCGCCCGGACCCCACGGGCACGAAGGAGAGCCCCATGCTCGTGAAGTTCCGCGTCGACGGCGTCGAGGTCGAGGTGACCGAGACGGCCAAGCAGGTGATCGAGAAGCAGCTCACCGGCCTCACCGCCCGCGCCGACAAGGCGGAGGCGGACCTCGTGAAGGCGACCGCCCGCGCGGACGCCGCCGAGGCCGCTCGCGTGCAGGAGAAGGCCCGCGCGGACGCCGCCGAGGCCCCCGCCCGCATCCGCGAGGCCGTCAAGGCGCGCGTCGAGCTCGAGCGCACGGGCGCGAAGGTGCTCGGCAAGGACTTCAAGGCCGACGCCTCCGACGTCGACCTCAAGGTCGCGATCGTCGAGAAGGTCGACGGCGTGAAGCTCGATCCCGAGAAGCTCAAGGTGCCGGCGTACCTCGACGCCCGGTTCGACTCCGCCGTCGCCCGCGCCAAGCCCGCCGACGGCATCGCCGACGAGCTGAAGGCGTCGGGCCTCGTGCCGGAGAAGCGCGTCGACGGCGCCGCCCCCGTCGACCCGAACGACGTCGCCGCCGCCGCCGCCCGCATGGACGCCTTCGTGTCCGGTGCGTGGAAGCGCAAGCCCACCGCCTCCGACGAGTCCGACGAGGGCTAGTCCCCAGCACCACCACACCGAACCGTCCGCTGCCTGCGGACAGCCCCCTGACGGGCAGGAGCACCACATGTCGCAGACCACCTCCCCGACCGCGATGACCTACGCCATCGAGGGCGGGCTGTACCAGGAGAGCCCGGACCCGCTGATCGACTCGGGCGTGAACGAGGAGGGCTCGAACGCGATCGCGTTCGGCACCTTCGTCGCGCGTGGCACCACCGAGCGCGGCGTGATCCAGCCGGCCGGGGCCACCGACGCCGCGAAGCTCTGCGGCATCGCCCTGCACTCGCACGCCTACGCGAAGGCGTACGACGGCACCACCGCCACCGGCGACCTGTCCTCGACGGGCATCCTGCCGAAGGCGAAGGTGAACGTGCTGCGCCGGGGCCGGGTGTGGATGAAGGCCGAGCAGGACCTCTCGCGCGGCGACCGCAGCCTCCGCGTCCGCCACACGGCCGGTGCCGGCGGCTCGACGATCGGCGCGCTCCGGAAGGACGCCGTCGCGGGCGAGACGATCAACCTCTCCGGCTCGGCCGAGGTCATCGTCGGCGCGTCGGCCGGCTCGTTCGTCGTGATCGAGCTCGACATGGAGAACGGCATCGGGTCGGTCGACACCTAGTCCCGCCCTCCGGGGCCTCGGCGGCGTTCGCTTCGGCGGGTGCCACGAGGCTTCGGTGAAGCGGCCCGGCCACGCTGCCGGACCTCTTCACCGGGGATCCCCCCGAAGAGGCACCCACACGCACCGCGCGTGGACGCGGTCGAGGAGAGCACGATGGACATGCTGCAGCGCAAGAAGGTGCGCTTCGACCGCGCCGCGATCGAGGCGAGCGTCACCCGGGACAACCGGCTCGACGCCGGGGAGAGCGCGTTCTTCGCCCGCCAGCTCGAGCAGATCGCGGCGAAGACGTACGACATCAAGTACGCCGAGCTGAAGTCGCTGAAGTTCCTGCCCGTGGACACCAGCATCAACCCCGGCGTCGAGGCGTACACCTACCGCCAGTTCGAGCTCTTCGGCGTCGCGAAGATCGTCGCGGACTACGCGAAGGACTTCCCGAACGCGAACGTGAACGGCAAGGAGTTCACGAGCAAGATCAAGTCGCTCGGCGCGGGCTACGGCTACTCGATCCAGGAGATCCGCGCCGCGGCGTTCGCGCAGATGCCGCTCGACCAGGCGAAGGCGAACGCGGCCCGGCGCGCGATCATGCAGGGCCACGACAACATCGCCCGCGACGGCGACTCGACGAACGGCCTCACCGGCTTCCTCGGCCTGTCGAACACCACCTCGTTCGTCGTGCCGAACGGCGCGGCGGGCACGGCGACGTGGGCGACGAAGACCCCCGACGAGATCGTCGCGGACCTCAACGGCATCGCGAACGGCATCGTGTCGAGCACGAAGGAGATCGAGGTCCCCGACACGATCCTGCTCCCGATCGCGCAGTACACGTACATCGCGTCGCGCCGCATGGGCGACGGCGACTCGACCACGATCCTCAAGCACTTCCTGATGTCGAACCCGTACATCAAGACGGTCGAGAGCTGGTACGCGCTCACCGGCGCGGGCTCGGGCGGCACCGACCGCATGGTGTGCTACCGCAAGGACCCCGACGCCGTGCGCTACCTCGCGCCGGTCGTGTTCGAGAGCTTCCCGCCCGAGCTCGAGGGCATGCAGTACTCGGTGGCGTGCCACGGCCGCTCCGGCGGCGTCGTGTGCCCGTACCCGCTCTCCGTGAGCTACGGCGACGGCATCTAGCCCGCCCGCGGACAGCAGGCGTGCAGAGAGACGCCCGGTTCGGCTACGATGGCCGGGCCGGGCGTCTCCCGTTTCGAGGACCGCAACGAGCGTTCGTGCCCGGTGCTCGCGGATCCTCGTCGGAACCACCATGCAGACCGTGAAGGTCAGGAACACGCAAGCCCGCCTCGTGAACATCATGGACCCCGGTCCGATGATCATGGGCGCCGACGGCAAGGCGAAGCGGTCGCCGTCCGTGAACGTGCGGACGCTGAAGCCGGGCGTCAACCTCGTGCCCAAGGAGACCGTCGAGTTCAACCGCTCGAACGTGGTCTTCAAGCACCTCGAGGAGACCGGCGGGCTCGTCGTCGAGGAGGAGGTCGGCGAGGACATCGCGAAGTCGATCGCCTCCATGAAGCCCGCCGACGCCGTGAAGCTCGTGCAGCAGACGCTCGACGTGGTCCTGCTGGAACGCTGGCAGAGCGACCCGGCGACCTCGCCGAAGGTCCTCGCCGCGATCGCGACGCAGCTCGAGAAGATCGAGTCGATGGGGCCGCAGAAGCCCAAGGAGTAAGCCGTGGCCGTCTCGTGGTCCGACGTCACCGCCATCGCCCCGCCGCTCTCGGCGGTGCCGTCGGGCACGCAGACGGTCATCCTCGCGGCCGTTTCCGCGCAGCTCTCGAACGCGAGCTACTGGCCGACGACGGCCCTCTACGAACTCGCGCAGAAGTACCTCGCCGCCCACATGGGCACGCTCTACCTGCGCTCGAACGGCGGGGGCGACGCCTCCGGCGGGCCGGTCGCGAGCGAGTCGGTCGGCGACGTGTCGGTCTCGTACATGACCGTCCCCGCGAAGGACGCGGCCGACGCCTGGTACACGCTCACGCCGTGGGGCCTCGCGTTGCAGGCCCTGTCGCTTCGCAGCGTCATGCGACGCGGGCCGATGGTGGTGTGACATGGCCCGCCGTATCGGTGCCGCTGCCGCCCTGATCGACCGCGACCTTGGCTGGCGTCGCCTCATGGACATCCAGCGCGGCCTTCGCGGCGGCGACCACTACGCGAAGGTCGGCGTACTCGCAGCCGCACCGGTGCCGGACGACGAAGCACCCGAGTTCACGATGGCGTCGCTCGCCGCCGTGCACGAGTTCGGCTCCGAGGACGGCCGGATCCCCGCGCGCCCGTTCATCCGCGGCGGTATCGACGCCGGGCGCGAGCGCATCGTCGGCGTCGCGAAGGTGGCCGTCGGCAAGATCTACGACGGCAAGCTCTCCGTCGACCGGGCCCTGAACATCATCGGCATGACGGGCGCCGCCGAGATCAAGAAGTACGTGACCGAGGGCGAGCAGGTGCCGCCGCCGAACGCGCCGTCGACCATCCGCGCGAAACTGAAGCGCGGCGCGTGGAACGACAGCCGCCGCAAGCGCAAGCCCGTCGATTCCGCGAAGCTCATCCGCACCCTGATCGACACCGGCCGCATGATCGGCTCGGTGACGTGGGTCGTCGTGGGCGGCGTGTCGAACACGATCGCGACCGCGCTCACCGGCGGCGAGCGGAGGGTCTCGTGAACCTCGCGCACGTCGTCTCCCGGTTCGGCTCGACGTACACCGTCACGCGCACGAGCGCGGCGACGTCGTACAGCGACGGCAAGCGGGCGACGCCTTCGACGTCGACCCTGTCCGTGACGGGCGTCGTGCAGCCCGTGCCGGGGCAGGAGCTGAACCGGCTTCCCGAAGGCCTGCGCGATCGGGACGTGCGCGTGTTCTGGACCACCGTCGCCCTGCAGGGCGGGTCGGCCGTCGAGCCCGACCGGGTCGCGATCGGCAGCGACACGTGGCAGGTCGAGGAGTGCCGGGACTGGACGGGCCTCGGGAACTACTTCCGCAGCATCATTCGGAAGGCGGGCTGAAGCCGTGGCGCTGAACTTCACCACCTTCGAGAAGGCCTTGCAGGACGCCGTCGTGCTCGCTGGCGGGCTCGCCGATGGCAAGGTCATCTGGGCCCGGCAGGACGGCACGCGCCCCGCCGCGCCCTACGTCACGCTCGACCTCACGTCGTTCTCGGTCATCGGCATCGACGGCACGCGCCACGACTACGACGCCGAGGCCGACCCGGGAGCCGAGATCACCCTGAAGCACGGCGGGATGCGCGAGTTCGGCCTGGCCGTCGTCGTGTTCTACGGCACGCTCGGCGCGGCCGGCGCGATGGCGCTCGCGGAGACCATCCGCACGAGCCTGTCGAAGGTGGCGGTGCGCGAGGTGCTCGACGCCGCGAACGTGTCCCTCTTCGACTTCGGCCGGGTGCTGAACCTCACGCAGGTCGTGAACACGGTCTACGAGGGCCGGGCCGTGTTCGAGCTCCGGGGCTACACGACGCAGGAAGTCACCGAGACGATCGGCTACATCCAGTCCGCCGAGATCGAGGGTACGATCAGCACCGTGACCACCGTCGAGACCGTCGACATCGGGAGCCCGCCGCCGTCCGGCGTCTGGGGCTCCGGCAACGTGTGGGGAGGCTGACCCGTGCCGGCGCTCATTCCAGGCGATTCGTCGCAGTACCCGACCGCGATCCAGACCCCGGTCGACGGCGACACGGCGAACGCCGCGTCCGTCTCCACGGGCCTCGCGCAACTCGCCGACCGCACGGCGAACCTGAACGCCCGACTCGTCTCAGGCGGCGGTGGCGGCGGGGCGCCGACCGACGCCACGTACCTCGTCGCCTCGTCGAACAGCACGCTCACGAACGAGACCGTTGTCCCCGCACAGGGCCTCACGTTCCTCGCCGCGACGGACGCCGCCGGGCAGCGCGATGCGATGGACCTCGGCGACTCGTCGACGAAGGACGTCGGCACGACCGCCGGGACGGTGGCTGCAGGCAACGACTCGCGGATCACCGGCGCCGCGCAGAAGGCGTCGAACCTCTCGGACCTCTCGAACGCCGCGACGGCTCGGACGAACCTCGGCCTCGCCGCCGTCGCCTCGTCGGGTGCGTATTCAGACCTGAGCGGGCGGCCGACGCTGGGTTCCGCCGCGGCTGCGGACACGGATGACTTCGACGCCGCCGGAGCCGCGTCAGCCGCGCAGAGCGCGAGCCTGCAGAAGTCGTCGAACCTCTCGGACCTCACCAGCGTCAGCACCGCACGGACGAACCTCGGTGCCGGCAGCCCGAGCGGGCTCGCCACGCTCGACTCCGGTGGCAAGGTGCCGACGACGCAGCTCCCGTCGGTCGCGATCACGGACACGTTCGTCGTGAACTCGCAGGCGGCGATGCTCGCGCTCACGGCCGAGCGCGGCGACGTCGCGATCCGGACCGACATCTCGACCTCGTTCATCCTGTCGAGCGACAACCCCGGCACGCTCGCCGACTGGAAGGAGCTGCTGACGCCGGCCGACGGCGTCACGAGCTTCAACGGCCGCACCGGCGCGGTGTCGCCCGCGCCCGGCGACTACACGGCGTCGGACGTCGGCGCGCTCGAGGTCGCATCGAACCTCGGCGACCTCACGGACACGGCGGCCGCCCGCGCGAACCTCGGGCTCGGTGACTCCGCCCCGCTCGACGTCGGCACGACCGCCGGAACGGTGGCTGCGGGCGACGACTCGCGGATCACCGGGGCGGCGCAGAAGTCCGCGAACCTCTCGGACCTCGCGAACGCCGCGACGGCACGGACGAACCTCGGCCTCGGCACGGCCGCGACCTATGCCGCGTCCGCGTTCGATGCCGCGGGTGCCGCCGCCGCCGCGCAGGCTGCGTCGCAGCCCCTCGACGCCGACCTCACGGCGATCGCCGCGCTGGCGTCCTCCGCGAACAAGGTGCCCTACGCGACGGGTTCGGGGACGTGGGCGCTCGCGGACTTCACGGCGGCGGGTCGCGCGCTCCTCGACGACGCGGACGCCGCGACGCAGCGGACGACGCTCGGGCTTGGAACGGCTGCGGTCCTGAACGCCCCAGCCTCGGGCGATGCCGCCTCGGGCGAGGTCGTGAAGGGCAGTGACACGCGGCTCTCCGACACGCGCACGCCGACCGACAACACGGTCGCCACGGCGAAGATCGTCGACGCTGCGGTCACGGACGCGAAGCTGCGGACGTCGGCTGCACTCTCCGTCATCGGCCGTTCCGCGAACAGCATCGGCAACGTGGCCGACATCGCGGCGTCGTCGGACGGCGACGTGCTGCGGCGCAGCGGCACCACGCTGGGATTCGGCGCGATTCCGCAGGCGAGCGTCACCGGACTTACCACGGACCTCGCTGGCAAGGCGTCGACCGGATCGGTCGGCTCGTCGGGCCTGACGATGGGTACCGGAAAGGTGCTTGGCCGCTCCACGTCAGGCAGCGGCGCGGTCGAGGAACTCACTCTCGGCAGCGGACTCTCGATCTCGGGCGGCGTGCTCGACGCGACGAGCAGCGGCAGCGGGCTCACGCAGAACCAGGTCCTCGCGCGGTCTTCATTCGGAGGCTTCTGAAATGGCGATCCACCTCACGGCAACCACGCAATCGCTCGAGGTCGACGTCGCGGGCGCGGGCAGCGTCTCGGTCGACGTCGTGGCCTCGTTCGTTGAGACGACATCGAGCGCGTTCACGCCCGGCACGCAGGTCACGACCTTCGCGGCGGCCGGCGCCAGCGCGGTTGTCTCCGCGCCGGGTGCGTCCAGCACGTATCGCGCCGTGAAGCAGATCGCGATTCGGAACAAGCACGCGACGGACACCGTGACCGTCACCCCGCAGCTCGACGTGAGCGGCACGAATACGCCGTTCCTCAGCACCACGCTGCTCGCGGGCGAGGCGCTCCACTACAACGACGGTCGGGGCTGGACGAAGCTCTCCTCCGGCGGCATCGAGCAGGAAGCGACGATCACCGGCCCGATCGACGTGCAGGTCTTCACGACCACGGGCTCGAACACGTGGACGAAGCCGACGTCGTTCACGCCGAAGATGGTCGAGGTGCTGCTCTGGGGCGCGGGCGGCGGCGGTGCCGGTGGCGGCTCGGCGGCGGCGGCCGCAATCAAGATGGGTGGCAGCGGCGGCGGCGGCGGCGCGCACAACCGGCGCACGTTCCGGGCCTCGGACCTCAGCTCGACCGAGACGGTCACGATCGGCGCGGGTGGTAACGGCGGTGCCGGCGGCGTCGTCGGCGGCGCCGCGGGATCGAACGGCAACCCGGGCGGCAACACGACCTTCGGCACGACGGTTCGCCTGACGGCCGGCGGCGGCGGCGCCGGGCTCGGTGGACAGGTCGCAGCCACGGCAGGGTCCGGAGGGTCGGGCGGCGGCACGGGCGGCGTCGGCTCCCTCGGCGTCACGTCGACGGTGGGCGGCGGCGGTCCGGGTACGAACACGGTCACGCCCTCGGGCGGCACGGGCGGCGGCACTTCGATCACCGCCGCGGGCGGCTACGGCGAGTTCGGCGGGGCGGCGGGCGGCGGGCACAACGCAACCCCGAGCGCGATCTCCGGCAGCGGCGGCGGCTCGCTCTACGGCGGCGGCGGCGGCGGATGTGGCGCCTCCACGACGGCGGTCCCGGCCGTCATCCCAGCGACCGCTGGCGGTGCCAGCAACACGATCACGGCGGGGACGGGCGGTGCGCTGGGCGGCTCGACGCCCCCCGCGGCTGGTTCGAACGGCACTGATGGAAACTCCGCCGTCGGCGGCTCCGGCGGCGGCGGCGGCGGGTCGAGCACCGCGGCGAACACCAGCGGCGCGAACGGCGGCAACGGCGGCACGCACGGCGGCGGCGGCGGCGGCGGCGGCGGCGGCAACACGACCGGCTCGAACACGGGCGGCAACGGCGGCAACGGCGGCAACGGCGCGGCGTACGTCTTCTCGTACTGACCAGGACCCCCGTAGCACCCTCCCGGACGACCTGATACCGTCCCGCCGCGCAGGGACGCCGAACCCCTCCCCGAGGTCCGCATGCTCTCCGATTTCGTCGAAGTTACGATCACCACGGTCTCGACGGTGCTCGCCCGCGCCGGGTTCGGCATCCCCCTGATCCTCTCCGCGAACATGACCACGACGGCGCGCACCGCCGAGTGCGCGAGCCTCGCGGAGGTCGACGCGGTCGCCGGGATCAGCACGTCGAGCCCCGAATACAAGATGGCCGAGGTGCTGTTCTCGCAGGCCCGCAAGCCCTCGAAGGTCATCCTCGGGCGCCTCGCGAACAAGCCCACGCAGACGTGGACGATCAGCGTCCCCACGGTGCCGTCGAGCGGCGTCGCGAACTCGACCGCGTACCAGTTCCTCGTCACCGCCCCGAACGACACGGCCGAGCAGGCTGTCTCGTACACGAGCGACTCGAGCGCCACGAACGCCGAGATCATCGACGGCCTGAAGGCCGCGTTCGACGCGCTCTCGATCAGCGGGATCGCGTCCTCGACCTCGGGCTCCGGCGACTCCAAGGTGCTGGTCCTCACGGCGAGCGCGTCGGGCACCGTGTTCTCGACCCGCGTGCCGGTCGCGCAGCGCGCGAACGTCTGGGTCGCGGCCTCGCACCCCGACCCGGGCTTCTCGGCCGACCTCACGGCGATCCGGAGCGAGAACGACACGTGGTACTGCGTCCTGAACCCGTGGCCGTCGAAGGGCTACACGGGCGCGATCGCCACCGCGATCGAGGCGCTCACCGACACGAACAAGATTCACGTCACCCGCACGAACGAGACCGAGACGATCCAGGCGACGAGCTCGAGCGGCGTCGCGCAGACGCTCGCGACCGCGAACCGCGAGCGTACGTCGGTGTTCTACAGCGACTACAACGACACCTACATCGACGCCGCGATCGCCGGGCTCATGCTGCCGACCGACCCGGGCTCGGAGAACTGGGCGTTCAAGACCGTCTCCGGCCCCGCCGCCGACACGCTCACGAGCACCCAGCGCGCGAACGCCCTGCGCTCGAACGCGAACGTGTACACGTCGACCGCGGGCGTCTCGATCACCCAGCTCGGCACCGTGGCGTCCGGCGAGTACATCGACGTGGTGCGCGGGCGCGACTGGCTCTCCGCGCGCCTCGCCGAGGACGTGTTCGGGCTCTTCACGAGCCTCGTCAAGGTCCCGTTCACCGACGCCGGGATCGCCCTCGTCGAGACGGCCGTGCGCGGCGTGCTGCAGGAGGGCGTGGCCGTCGGCCTCCTGTCGCCCGACCCCGCTCCCGCGGTCACCGTGCCGAAGGCGTCGGAGGTGTCCGCCGAGGACAAGGCCGCGCGCCTCCTGCCCGACGTCAAGTTCACCGCCACGCTCGCGGGCGCCATCAACAAGGCCCAGATCGACGGCACGATCAGCGTCTAGCACCACCTCCCGCCCGGCCCGCGCGGCCGGCGTCGCACGACCACGAGGCCCGTCATGCTGCGCACGTACGATCCGAAGAACGTCCTCGTCTCGTTCGGCGAGGTGTCGCTCACCGGCTTCGCCGACGGCACGTTCGTCACCGTCGAACGCGCCTCGGACGCCTTCTCGAAGGTGGTCGGCGCCGGCGGCGACGTCGTCCGCACCCGCAACCGGGACCGGAGCGCCTCGGTCACCGTGACGCTGCTGGCGAGCGCCCCGGAGAACGACCTCCTCTCCGCGATCGCGCAGGGCGACGAACTCGCCGGCACGGGCGTCCGGGCGGTCATGGTCAAGGAGTTGACCGGG